TGATGCTATCTAGGCCGAACGCTGATGTCGAGGACCGTGCCTGCCCATTCTTGTGGAAAAATGACCTCCGCGCGCACACGCCCAGCAGGGCCGAGCAGCTCGGCGCGCGGCTCGTCATCTACTGGCAGCAGGTCCACGATCAGACCCACAAGCCAGACCCAAAACAGCACGCAGCAGGTCAGCAGAGCCGACCACACGACGAACCGGCTCGGGTAGCGCATCAGACCGGCAGCGCCTTGGACATGACCCGGCCCACGGTCTCGGTGACCCAATCGGTGACAGCCTGCACGGCGTTAGCCGCCTCGGCTTGGCCGATGTTGGCCAGCGTCGCCTTGACGATCGCGACCTCGGCGGCGGCTGCCTCGGGGTCGGTCAGCGCCAGCATGGCCACGCGGCTGGCGTCGGACGCCATGGCTGCCAGCATCTCCTGCTTGGCGGGGTCGGTGACGGATGCCTTCAGCTTGTCGGCGAGGGCTTCCACAGATTCGTTCAGGTCGCTCATTTCTTCTTGGTGTTGGCTTCGATGCGAAGCTGCCACGTCTCGAGGAGGCGCATGCGCGAAGCCTTGGACGGCGCATCAAGCGCCTCGTCGGCTTCCACGTAGGCGCGGTAAGACGGCGCGATCGCGTCGTAGGTCAGTTGGTCGGCCTTCACGTAGGCATCAGCAACGCTAATTCCTTCGCAGCCAGTCAGCAGCGCCAGAGCTGCCAGAGCGCATAGCTTTCTCATTTGTCTTTCTGTTTCGGGGTGTCGGGTTTCTTGGTGGGTGGCTTCGGAGCGTCGTGCCCGTTGCCGTTCGGTTCTTCCGTCGGGCTGCCCTCAGAGATGATCGAGCGCAGGTTGGCCATCAGACCCGTCACCAAAAGCGTGAGCAACGCCGAAGCGACCGAGACCGACTCGTCGGGGATCGCGCCCGTGCCCAGCATAACGATGAACCCGCCGATCAGGATGCACAGGATAAAGGGCGTCGTCTTGGCGAGGTTAAGTCGCGCGGCCTCCGTGGCAGACGTGTTGAGCTTAATGCGCGCGAGCTCGAGCTGGATCTCTTCGCGCCGCATCTCGCGTTCGGCCTGCTTCTCGGCTTTCTCGCGAGCGACGATGGCGTTGTATCGCGCCTGCGCTTCCTTGGTCTCCTCGCGTTTCATCCGCAGTGCGGCTTTTTCGTCTTTCACGATGATCGTCTGCGGGTTGGAGGTTTCGGGGTTCAGCTCGTCGTTCTTCGCCATGGCTAGCTCATAGGTATTTAGTCAACAATGCTGCCGTCACCGGGATGGCTCCGCCGATCAGCCCTGCTAGGCCGCAGCGAACCTCGAGGGACGCGATCTTCTTCTCGATGTCGAACAGGCGCGAATACAGCTCGCGCATCTCGCCCTTGAAGTTGCTGCGCTCTTCGCGGATCTCGGTGGTGAGTCGGTCGATGCTGCCCATAACCAGACGCCGGTATTCGTCCCAGGTGTTGCCGTTTGTGTCAGTCATTGGATCAAGTAAGGCGCACGATTCGCAGCAGCGTGCCGTTCAGCACTAGGTTGGCGGTGCCGTCGGCGTCGGCCTCGGCTTGAAACTTGAGCTTGTCGCCGTCGCTAAGACTGAGCAGCGTGCTCAACGTGACCGTGCCCGTGTTCTGGTCCGTGTCGCGCGAGCTGTAGTTGCTGGCCGTGTGCATACTCTGCCGCACGAACCCGCTGCCAGTGTCGAGCCACGTTCGGCAAAACGCTTCGACGCGGTTGTTGCCGCTGATGCGGAAGCTGCAGTCAATCAGATACCGACCGTCGGCGTGGATGTTGACGATGGTGGCGTCGCTGGTGTCTGTGCCGCTGTCCTCGTCGTCGATCTGAATCTTGCCAGATGCGTCGGCCAACGCATCGCTCGAGGCCGTATCCCACGAGGCGTAGACCGTCGTGTTAGCGACCGACGCGGTGGATGTGCCGACGGCCAGCATGGTGCTGACCGATGTGGCTTCCACTGCCGTCTCCAGATCCTGCAGCGCGCCCTTCACGGTCTCGTTGTCGGCGATGGTGGTGCCTGTGAACGTGCCAAGGTTGGTAGCGTCGAGAGCCACGCCGGTTAGCGCCGTCATCTCGTTGGGCACGTCGTTGGTCCGGCTAGCGCCGACGACGGCCAAGCTGCCCGCTGTGGCATGCACGCGCGTCACGATGGCGACTTTCTGCACCTGCTGCGAGCTCGCCGTGGGCCGCGTGCTGGTCATCGCGCCCGCCGTCGAGGCATCGACGTATAGCTGATCGCCAGCGGACCAACTCGGCGTGGACGTGTCGAAGTTGCGTAGCGTGCCGCTTACGACCACCAAGCCCTCGGCACCGTTGGCGATATCGGCTTGCACTAGGCCGATGGCTGGCATCGTGCTGGTGCTGTCGGATCGAGCCTTGACGACCAACGGCTTGCCGCTGGTGTGCGTTCCGCTGACGTAGACCACGACGCCCTTGTCGAGCTGCGCGCCCGTGTCGTTGTGGACCTCAAGCAGAACGTCGGCGTCGCTGTAGAAGCGCATGCCGTTGTCGTCGTCCTGCGTAATCCGCACCTCGACGCCTTCGGTCTCCGTGCCGACGACGTTGAGGAAGTCACGCAGAAGCGCCACCTGCTCGCGTTTGGTGTAGTCAACCATCAGACGATGAACTGCGCCTCCGGGCTGTCGCCGTGCTGCCCGATCTGCTGCACGCCGACGTAGTAGGTTTCCGATGATCCTGGCGTGTAGCCCGCCGCCGTAGCTCGAGCGTCGGGATAATCAAAGAAACGGTCGCGCAACGTGTTGCTGCCTGTGCTGGGGTCGGCCTCAATGACCACCGAATCGCGCAGAGTGTCGAATGCGCCGTTGTGGTAGAACTTGATCCGGTAGCCCTCGTATGGCTCGTCTAGCGTGTGCGGCGGCTGCGTGCCTAGCGGCAAGACCGCGCGCTCCCAATGCACGGGGCTCTGCCCTGTGCCCGGCCCGGCGTGGATCATAAACCGCGTGACGGCTGACGCGCTCACGTATGCCTTGGTGGCGTAGCGCACAGGCAGCGGCAGCACGTTGCGGAACGCTGGCGAGCTAACGGTCAGCTCGTCAACGGTCGCCAGATCCGCGCCCGATGGCACGACCTTGTATTTCAGCGTCGTCGGCGTCGGCCCAGCAAACTGCCGGAAGAACAGGCCGCTGGTGCTTTGGTTAAGCAGCACGATCGAGCTGCCTGCAGCTTGCGCGATGGGCGAGGTGCCGCGCAACCCGCGCAGCCAGCCGCCGAGCGTAAACGTCTGGTTGCCGTTGTCGGTCACCGTCGTGAAAGCAGCGATCTCCACCGCGCCCGTGCTGACGTTTGTGATGGCGCACCAGTTCTTACCCGCCTCCGCCTGCGCCTGCGTGCATGCTTCAACCACGTCGGTGCCGTCGTTTAGCCAATAAACATCGACCGTCTGGCTACGCAGCGAGACCGTGCTGGTGCCGTATTCCTCGCTAGCCGTCTGCGCCGACAGCGTGCCCAGCGTGTAGGCCAACGCCGCAGACCCGCCAATGCTGCCCACGGGAAGGTAGCTGTTGCCATCTTGCGACTCGTAGACGGTGGCGCTCTGTAGCGTGCCGCCCGTCACCATGACCGCCAGACGGATGCCCGGCGTCGTCACCTCGGCGTTGCTGATGCCAGGCGCGTCGATGGCGAGCGTGGTTACGGTGGCAGGCGCTGGCGTGCTCTGTGGCACGATCGTGCTGGAAGATTGCACCGGGCTACCTGCGACAGAGACGTTGGTCTGCTCGGCCACGGCAGTGATATTGATAAGGAAGTTGGCCCCGATGTCGCGCTGGATGATACGCGCCACGACGGTGGTGCCCTCGTCGTCGGTCCATGTGACCAGATCGTTCTCAAGCAGGTGCAGGTATGCAGCGGGCAGAGTGAACCGATACGTGCGGCGGTTGATCCACGCGCGCCGCATCATCGTCGTGGTCAGGTTGCGCGCCTCGCGTCTCGTCAGCACCATGGAGCTCAGGTCCATGATTTGCTCGTTGGTGTGGTCGGTGCCCTCTGGATTGCGCAGGCCGAAGTGCTCGAACCCGATGGCGAAGCCTGCGTCGGGATCCTGGAAGCGCAGGCCGATGCTGGTGGGCATGTCGGCCTGCGGCTTGTCCTCCATCTGCACCTTGTCGTAGGGCATGTCCTGCCCTTGGATGCGCGTGCCCAAATCCGAGAAGGTGCTGCCGTTTTCGATCTGCACGCTGTCGGCTTTGTCTACGTCAAACAGGCAGACGACGCCGTCGCGGTCTTGCGCCAGGATCTGGCCGGCCACGAGCAGCGGCTGCACCTGCGACATAGCTGGCGCGATGCCACGCACGAATGCCCCACGAAATGGGCGCTGCGTTACTTGGCTTGGGTCGATCTGCGTGTTCTTCAAGTCGCCACGCTGTAGCACGACCTCAAGCGCCTGCGGCCAGCTCATATCGTCGTCGATGTCCAGAATGGCCTCGAGGTTCGTAGGCATCTGGTCGCCGAACACGCTGACGTAGAAGTCGCTCAGACCCTGCGACGCCATCCCGCGATAGTTCGACGTATTGTTGCTGCCGATGTCGGTGACCAGAAGCGAGGGCTGCGTCTGGTTGTCGTCTCCGTCGTTGTAGTTGGCGACCGGGTCGAAGTCCTCGGGGAAGATGCCCGTGGTGAATCGCTGATCCTCGGCAAATACCAGCAACAGCTCGCGACCGCTCAGCGCGTCGATGTTGCCCCCTGTAGTGCCAAGGACCGCCGAACCCGCACCTGACTGCGCATCAAACAGGGCCTGCGCCATGCCCTGCAACTCGACTACCGCGCCTGCGTTCAGAATCCGCCGAACCTTTAACGCTAACGGGGTCGTGAAAAATGCGCCGCCCGTGCTGAGTTGCAGCTTTGCATTCAACAAAAGCACGCGGTCGTCTGGCTCAAAAATCAGACCGGGATCGATGGTCGTGCTGGTCACATGTTGAAACGGGACACTCGTAGCAAATGCGTCGGACTTGACGGTCATCGTCGAGCCGCCCAGAGCGTCGTCCGCGCGCTTGACGCTGGCCGGGCTGAACGGCGTGCCGCCCGTGTAACTCAAGCTGGCCACGCTCTCGCCTGACAGCGGCGCGACCGTCAGCGTGCTGCCTGCGGTCGGAGTAGCGGCAGTTATTGCGGTCACCTCGTAGTGCTTGCCGTTCCACGTAGTCGGGCCTGCGACGCGCAAGAAATCGCTGGGAATGACAACGTCGCCCACCTTGAAGGTGTCGCGAAAGTCGGGGTCGTATTCATCGACTAAGCTCACCACCACCGAGCTGCTCGAGACGGCTGCGCTCAAGCTGGCCGTGGTTACGCCAATTAGGTTCCGGTCGTTAAACAGCAGCAGTTGACCGTTGCCGATTAGTTGCAGCAGGCGCGAGGTCTTGCGGTCGTTCAGATGCACCAGCGCGTTGACGTATACGCGCTTGAGGCTGACGTCCGTGCCGCCCTTGCTGCCGCCCCCGACGCCTTCTTCGCGTGCCTTGCTGCTCTGATACATGACATGCGACGGCACGCGCATGCGAGCGCCTAGCGCAAACACGCGCGGCGCTCCTGGCCCTTGCTCTGTCAGCGGAAGGCTCGCCAACTGCGGCAGGCGGCTCTCGTCGGGATCGCCTGCGAGCGCCGGGTATATGTAGGTCTGGTCTATGTAGGCAGCGGCTAGCCCGACCGCCCAGCCCACGACGGGGACGGTAAAGACTCCAGCTGCTGCTGCTGCTCCTACGCCTGCTGACGCCATGCAATCTCCTTAAAGCACCAGCCGCGCACGTTCTCGCGACGCCATACAAACTCGACGACGCGGTTGCGCCGCGCATACGCGGTGACGCACAACGTGCCGCCGTCGATGTCGTGCAGTGGCACGACGACATGCCGCGCGCCGCCTACAAAGGGAACCTGCCAAATGTGCGCGATTTCTGCGTCCTCGACAGGCTGGCAAAAGTCCGAGAGGCCGTCGATCAGATCCTGCTCGCTTGGCTGCGAGCTGTAGGTGGGCGTCGGCTCGAGCTCTGCGCCCGCTTGCACCGCTGCCGCATACGGAACGCCCACACAATCGACGCCGCCCCCTCGGCTGCGTCCTGCATGCCTCACGGAGCACCCGACAAGCGAGCGCACTGCGTCGGCGTATGTTTGCCAAGCGATCATTCGATGACGGGTTCCCTGATGTTGCCTGCGCGCGGCTCGAGGTCGCTGCCGCCAAAGTTCTTTTGGTTGCTAAACTTGTCTTTGCAGGTGTCGAACAGGCCGTTGCATCCGGGCTTCACGGTGCCACGGTCGCCCACGGCCATCGCTTGCAGCGTGGGGATCAGCAGACGGCATTCTCGCGTGCTGTAGGTGAACCCGACGATCGGGCTGACCTGCCCCACGTTGTTGCCAGTAGTCCAGACGATGCTGCCGTCTCGGTAGTAATCGTCTACCTGCCCAGCAGACGGCGGCGCAAAGCTGGCTGTCGTGAACCGCACCGTCATGTAGGCATCGGGCACGGTGTCCACGATCGCCGTGGCGATGGTCGTGGCGCTGATGTCAGCCTGACAGAACCCGCCGCCCAACTCGTATTGGCATGTTTCGCTGAAATGGCCACCGAAACGCCCGCCGGTCTGGCGTCGCAGTTTCTGCGTGACGCTCTGCATAGTGCCCACGAAGTTGCTGCCGTCGTAGACGATGCGCGCGATGATTCGCTGGTGCCTGCTGTAGACGATGGCGGGCTTGCACCAGTCCACGACGAGCAGGTGCACGGTCGCGCCGCGATACTTCTGCTGCCGTAGCTGTGGCAGCGTGATGCTTGTACCGTCGATGACGCCGCGCACGTCTTGGTCGCCTGCGCGCAGCCCGCCCTCGCGACGGTCGGCGCTCAGACTGCCCAACACGATCGGCAGGTATGTCTTGCTCTCGACCGTCAGTTTGCGGTCGTGATCTGTGAACAGCAGCTCGCTGCCATCCAACGCGACGACGCGCAGGCAGTGCGCCAGATGCTTGCCGCGATGGTAGCGCAGCAAGTCCTCGGCCATGCGTCCCGGTCGCGTCGTCATTAGATCGTGCCCTCGCTGCCGTCGATGCTACCCGCCACGGCCTTGGTGAGCGTCACGCCCGACGCCACCTTGATAGCGAAGCCAGGCTGTCCGAAGCCCGCCGTGCTGTCGCTTGCTGCGCTGCCCGCTTGGCCAGGATCGCCGCCTGCGCCGCCTGTGCCCGCTGGCGCTCCGTTGCTTGTGCCGCCGCCGAGCCCTGCGTTGTTGAGATAGCCCGACAAGGCATCGCCACCCGATCCAAATCCTTGGTTGGTAGGAAAGCCGCCCGCCCGCCCGCGCACGCCCTTGCGGTGGCCAGCTCCGCCGCCGCCTCCGGGGCCGCTGATAGCTCCGACAGCACCGCCGCCGCTGCCGCCGCCGCCGCCGCCCTGCACGCGCCCGTAGTTGTACAGGACGGTATTGGTTCGCACGTATAGGCCGTCGCCACCGATGCCGCCCACGGTGACGCTGCCGACTGTGGGCGAGCTCGGCGTGCCGCCTGTGATCGGTTGCCCGGTGCCACCCTGCCCGCCACGGCCTGCGATGTAGCCGTTGGCCAGCACGGTCAGGATGATCACGCTGCCTGCTGGGAAGGTGCCCGTGTCCATAGCTGGCAGGCTAGTGCCGTTGCCACCGACTGCGCCGACCGTGGCAGATCCTTGCGGGCCGACAAAGACGTTGACGCGCACCGGGTTGGTGCCCGCATATCCAAGATCGTCGCACATCGTGCGGATATTGGCGTCGAGGTTCACACCAGGGCCGAACTCAATGGTGAACTCGTCCACCGCGATCGTCTGCGCGGCGCTGAACGACGCCGTGCCCACCTCGACTACCTGCCAAACGCCTGCCTGCGTGCTGTTGTCGACGAGGTAGAAGTGCGCGACCTCGTGGTTGTCCATCGTCAACAGCGCGCCGCTCGCGTTGTCTTCGATGATGACGCTGCCAGATCCGGCCTCGTTGTTGCAGATCGTGTAAAGCGGCCCGCCTGTAGCAAGCAGTCGCGCGTCTGGCATCGTGAGGCCGCCCATCGCGCCAGTATTGTAGATGAAGCGCGCGGCACCTGGCACGCCCGACGGCAGCGGCAGCGTTTCGTCGGAAGCACCGCCCCCTCCTGGCACATACGTGCCCCCCCACATCTCCTCGACAGCCGTGCGCGCCACTAGTAGACCACCCACGTCGCCGTCGTGCTGCCTCGAGCCAGCGCCACGGTCTTGGTGCTGGCTGCGCTGATCGCGCTGCCGACGTTGGTGCCAGACTCGTCTACCAGTTGCAGCGTGCCCGACGATCCGGTCTTGCAGTGGATGACGAAGATCTGCCCGCCGCCCGGAATGCGCGACACGGGCGGCAGGTAGACGTTCAGCGCAGAGCCGGGCGTGAAGCTGTGAAACATCCCACCGTTGAGCCGCAGCGTCTGCGGCACGGTCACCGCTCCGTGGTCTGTAGCTCCGCCTGCGAACCACCGCTCCGGCTGCTCGACCTCGCCCAGCACCTCCACGCAATCAAGCTGCGGGATGTCCCAGATCTGGTAGCCGCTGGCTTGCAGTTGCATAAACGCATCGACCTCGCTGGCAAAGCGCACAGGAACGTCAAACTCGCAGCCCGCGCGGATGACCTGCCCAGCGGTTGGCGCGCTGTCCATAACGACCTCGCCGTTGCTCGAGACCGAGAAGGCCGACGAGCTCGCGCCGTCTACGCTGACCACGACCGTGCCGCTGACCGGCAGCGATAGGGTGCGCTGGTAGGGTGCGCTGCCGCTGCTGTCGTAGACCTTGATCAGTTGGAAGGTCGTCTCGGTGCCGTCGCCCGTGCCGATAATCACGTCGGCATTGGTGGCCGCGCTGATGCCGTCGGCGTGCGTTGTGTAGTCGGCCCAGTCCTTGAGCTTGAAGCTGTGCAAGCTGCCGCGACGGCCTAAGCCGAACGCTTTGATCGCCTGCGCTTCTGTGGCCGTCTGTAGCGCCTTGCGTAGACGAAAGCGATGGCGACCCTGCGCCTGCCGCGCCACGCGGAACTCGTGGCCGCTGGCGGTCTCCTGGATGATCGTGGAGAAGCCCGCGCCGCTGATTGCTTGATACTCAAAGCCGTCTGGCAGCGATACGTCGTGAAATGCCATCTATGGTCCTTGGCCCGGCACGGCCATGTTGTCGCCTGTGCCTTGTGTTTGCGTTGCCCCAAACGCTGCGCCGCCTAGCTGGCCGAACACGCGCTGCGCTCCCATCTGCGCGAACATCCGCACGAGCTCGGCCAGGGCCTGCTTGGCGGTCATGGTGCCCTCGGCCACGCGGAAGAATGCGTCCCCGATCGTCTGGCCGAACATCTCGCCCTGCGCGATCAGCTCCTGCATGTTGGCCTTGGCTGCCTCGGCTTGTGCGTTCTGGAACTCGAACGTGCCAGGGTCGCCCGCCTGCCGCATCAGCATCGCGCCCGTGCCGTAGCTCTCGCCGTATCGCACGCCGCCGCGCACAAACGGCCCCTCCGCCGCTGTAGGTCCGAAGGTCACGCCAGAGTCAACGCGCTGCGGGCTGTAGGCTGGCAGCGGGAATGCCAAGGGCGGTACAGTCTGCCCGCCTATTGTTCCTGTCGTTTCGAGAGTTTTGGCTTCGATCGAGAATTGCTTGTATAGAGCGCGCAGTATCGCTTGCACGGCTTCCGGCGGCACTTGTGTCTGCGCGAACGACGGAGCCATGACCGGAGCGGTAGCCCCTTGCAGTCCGGGGATGACCCGCGTCTCGCCAGTGGGTCGCAAGGCTGGCGTGGGCAGTGGCACCTGCAGGCCGCGCTGCATGGCCAACAGCTCGCCAATACTGCGGCCCGTTGCGCCTGCCATTTGTTCGTAGGTGCCTCCTTGGGCCATGACGTTCGCAGCTTCGCGGATAACGTTCTTAGCTTGTCCGGCTTCTGTTTGCTGTCCAAGGCCCAGCAATTCGGCACCTTGACGGCTGAGCTGCACCTTTCGCATCGAATCGGCTAGCCGCTCGAACTCGTCGGCGGTCTCCTCCGTCTCAGACCCAAATATAGCCATGACCGACGCAGCGCCAGCCAGCACGGTGGCGATCGTCATCAGCGGGTGCGCCCGCATAATCCCGCCAAGCTTGCTAAATACGCTGGTCGCGCCGCCTGTGGCGTTGGTCACGCCCTTCATGTCCTCCTTGAAGCGTCCCAAGTCGAGCAGCGCTTGAGATGCCGCAAACGCAGCCATCGCAGAGTTGCCCGAGCGGAACCCGCTGGCCATGCCCTCGAGGCCGTGCGTGATGGCAAGCCCGCCGCCGGTCGCGGCAAACGCCGCCGACATGTTGTGGCCGGCCTGCTGGCCAGACCGGCCCATCTGCTCGACCTCGCGCTCGGTGCGGTCGGCCTTCTTAGCCGTCTCGTCCAGCGCCCTGTTGGCTTGCTGCAGGTTTGTCGTCAGCCCCCGCGTGTCGGCCCCGATCTCGATTATGGGCATCTCTGCGGCTCCTCTTGTCCTGACGTTGTTCGGCGTGGTGTGCCAGCCATGTGCAGTCGAGCGCCCTTAGCAAACGGCACAGGCGCAGGCGCTGGTCGCCCGTATAGCCCGCGTCCTCGGCGTAGCTGCTCAGGTCCGACCACGGCAACCCGCCTGCCGACATGCCGACGGGTCGGCCTATGCTCACAAGCTGCCAAGCATCCCAGACTGGCTGCAAGTCCGGCCACAAGCTGGGCCGCTGCTTCCAGGCAGTCGGCAAGGGCTTCTTGTTGCGTTGTCTCCATTCTGCCAGCCTGCGTAGGTATTTCTCGTTCTGCCCGTGTCGCAGGTGCCACCGCAGAACGTCCGTCAGTTTCCCGCCGAATCGGCCTCCACGCGCACCAGCGCAGCCTCGCGTTGGCTGCATTGGATCAGCACGAAGTCGAGCAGGTTGCGGAAGGTGCGGTCGGCTAGCAGCTCGGCGGCTTTCGCTTGGCTGTAGCCCACCACGTCGCCCTTAAAGGAGATGTTTTGCCAGTCGCGCACGACCGTCGCGGCCAGCGCCTTGGCGCTTGTGCGAAGCTGCAGCCGCTCGAGCTCGTCGGCTGGCGTGTCGCTGTCGCGCATCTTGTCGCGATACGGCTCCTGCTCACGCTCGAGCTGGCGCTGGTAGGCCACGCCCATCGGCACCAGCAGGATGGCGGCGTCGTCGGCCTCGGGCTGGTCTACCTGCTGCCCTGATAGCTGGCCGTCGCGCACAGACAAGCGCCACCAGATGCCGCCGTCGAGCTTGTCGGCGTCCAGTTGGATGCTCTGCAGATCCACTATGCCCACCTCTGCATGCGAACCGTGCAGCTCTCGGTGCTGTTTAGCGTCGCCTGGAAGCTCACGCTGGTCATCGTGTCGGTGTTGCTGCCGCTGACGTCTGCGCCCGCGTCGCTGAACTTGACCGTCGGCAGGCTGAAGCTGTAGCCGCGCGAGTTGGCGTCGATCAGCGCGAACCACATCGCGCCGGTCGTGTTGTCGGCGTATGCCTTCATCTCGGCGAAGTCCTCGAAGTATGCCTCGAACGACCCGGTGACGTTGAACTCGCCCTGCCGCATGCTCTGCGCGCCCAGCTTGCCTAGCTCGGTGCGCGCCATCACGTTGTTGTTGATGTTCAGCGAGACCGACTTGGCTGGGAAGCTGGTGCCTGCGCTGCGAATCTCTGGCACGCTCAGGCTGTCGAGCACAGGGTGCGCGGTCGCGTCGGCGTATGTGGCGCTGGCGATAAACTGGTCCGTGCCAAGGTCGGTATCCTGGAACGTGCTGTTCGCTGCCTCGAAGGTCAGCGTGCCCGTCACGATGGCCTCGTCGGCGATCGTCAGGTCCAGCGAGTTGACCACGCAGCCCGTGAAGATCTGCGCCTTGTCGACGTCCAAGCGCGCCACCTCGATGGTGAAGCTGTCCTCGGCCGTGCCGTTAGTGCGGCGCGCGGCTCGCGTGATGGACACGCTGCTCGCGTCGGCGGTGAAGTTGGCGTCGGCCTCGACCGTGATGCTGGTCGCTCCGGTCGCTGTCACCTTGTAGTAGCCCGCGTTACTGCCTGCGTCGCTGGTCACGTAGATGATGTCCCCAACGACGACCCGGTCGTTCGTGCGCGGGTCGGTGCTAACCGTGACCACCTTGTTGCTGCCAGCCAGCGACACGCTAGAGCTGTCGGTGTAGGCGACGTTATTGCCGGTTTCGACGCCGCACATGGTCGCGCCCAGCAGTAGCTCGAGAGCTTCGCCCGTCGGGCTAAACATCAACTCGATCGGGATGGTGCCCGCCGCGCTCTTGCTCAGGCGCACGAGCTCCTCGACGTTGCGGTCGTCGTTGATGATGTTGCTCTGCGTGTAGCCCACGCGGTCGCGCATGGATTGGCCCGTGACCGAGAGCACCTTCATGGCAGGGCTGCTAGGCGTGGTGCCGAAAGTGCTCTCCTTAATGATGGAGACGCGCAGGCGGTTTGAATCGCTCATGGTTGGATATCAGCTCGGAATGGAATGTCGACGGTGCGGATGCACCACGCATCCTGTTGGTCTGCTGTGCCGATGACGCCCGGCGGCGGTGTGAAGACAACGTCGGGCGAGGTCAGGCGCACGCCACGAAATGCGGTGACGACAGCGTCGGCCAGCGTGATGCTAGCGCCGTCGCCCTTGGCGATAGGGACGAACAGCCGCGCGGTCGCCGTGCCTGTCAGGCGGTAGCGCACCGTGCCCATGCTGATCTGCTCTTGGTTGTCGATGGACACCATGAAGCGGCACCAGCTCGCCGAGATGCTCGACGGCTCTGGCCCGTTGTCATAGACCACGTCGATGCTCTGCCCTGTGCCGATCTGCGTGGCGAAGCGCGAGCGGATGGCCTGGAACACGGCGGCTTGGCTGGTCATCGCACCCGCCTGTATTTGCGTCGGATCATCCGCACGGTGTCGCGCACGATTGTGCCCTCTGGTGCGCTCTTGCTGTGGCCATCCTCGAGCCGCTGCATGTAGGGCAGCAGGTTGGACACGTAGCCGATCATCGGCTTGTCGATCTGTGCGACACGCCGCAGGCCGCGATCAATGGTCTGTTGACCGCGTGCATCGCGCCCGTCGACCTCGTTAGCCGGTCGCCTGTTGAGCGTCACCTGCCAGTTCTTGCGCGCGTGTCCGCCCACGTAGCCCTTGGGAAGCGGCGGCAGTCCGCGCCCTGCGCGCTCGATGTTGCGCTTCCATCGCTTCCGGTTGCCCACGGGCGTGCGCTGCACGACCTGCGTCAGCACCTCGGACAGGATGCGCTTTTGCAGCTTGATGGCACGCCCGAGGACCTCTTCCTCGGCGAACTCCTCGAGCTCTTTGCGGAACTGCGCGGCGTCAGCCATCAGGTGCCCACCTCGCCAACGTCGAGCTGATAGCAGACCACGCTGCCCAGCACGCTAAACGGCTCGCAGGCATAGCAGCTAAACGTGCGCCCGCCAGCCGTAATACGTGATGCCACGGTGGGCGTGACGGTCAGCCCGTCGGCGCTCACGTAAAAAGTGGCGGTGACGCGGACATCGGCACCCGTCTCTGCGTAGCGTTTTTGATCTGTTACGGGTCCGCCCAACGTCACCACCACCGAGGTCGCACTCTCGGACACGGTGCCGTTGACGTTGTAGGTGCCGACCGGGACCGTCAGCGTGCCGCTCTGGCCCATCTTGGCGATGGCGCTGGCGGTCTTCGCGCGGAACCGATCGGCCAACGTCATCGCGTCACCCGGTGCAGTAGGCCAGCGCCGCCGTCCGTCATCAGGTCGCGCAGCTTGTCGCGCACTTCTGGGAAGTCGGGGGACGTTGTCGCGCTGCCGATGAAGTCCTCAGAGATGCTGATGCCGCCCACGCTGATCGTGGAGTTGGTCACGTTGCCCTCGCCTGCCTTGACATCAGGCCGCAGGGACGTGCCAGCGAGCTGCCGCAGCGCCACCTCGGCGGTCGCGTTAAGCAGCTTGGTGGGCATCTCGTCGTTGTCGTAATACAGCCCCGTGCTGGCATCGACGACGCCGCTGCGCGGGAAGTCCAACGCCTGCGTGTCGCTGTCGATGACGCCACGCCAGCGGTTGCCGTAGCGTTCGCTGACGTAGGCAGTCGCAATCCGCAGGGCCTTCTCCTTGTTCGCCGTGCTGGCACCCGTCCAGGTAGCGGGCGCGCCGTAGTTGTCGAAGTAGGTGTCGGCGTTGGCCACGCTCACGTAGCTGTTCGCGTCGCTCTTGCCCGTCCCATCTTCCACAACAAACGTCGGCATGTTCTACAGCTCCTGAGATTAAGCCCAGCCACGCGAGACCCACGCGCAGCTGGGCAGGTTCCGGCGTTAGCCGATGACCTTGACCACGCCCTCGGGGCGCACGACCTTGGTGCCGTAGAGCGCGTCGATCGACCAGCGATCGCGCTTGTGCTCACGGGTGACCTCGAGCCGCAGCGACAGGCCCGAGACCGGGTCGCTGATCGTCTGCGACGCGATCGCCGCGTTGCTCGCTTGGAACGGACGCGAGACGAACACGACCGCGTCGCGGTGGAACGCGACGTTACCGGTGTTCGTTGCACCCGTGCTGATGAGCGCGATGCTCGCGCCGTCCGCGACGTCTTCCAGCAGACCCTGGTTGAGGGTGATGCTGGTAACCGTCCCGC